AATGGCTGCTCCAGAAGGCCCTGGTCCAAGTGGCTATCAGTATTACTCAGGTAACCTTGCCGACGTAGGTTTTGGTCAGGTCAACCCTGCGTTGTACGGTGAACCTAAAGTAGTGAATTACTTTAACCCCGTCACAGGGCAGTACTTTACAACCGCTACACCACTACCGGAAACCACTGTTCCAGAAGCTTGGAGTGCTTATGTTCCAAAGGGAACGGAGATTCAAAGCGGCTTTTTCAAGGGCCTAAAAACAACGACCGAAGCACCTGATCGTAGCGAATACATCCCCAACGCTCTCCAAAGCACAGGCAAAGGTGTTGCAACCATGGCCCCTGCAGAAGAGATCTTGGCAATGCGACAGGGCCGTCCGTTTGGTCAAAGTCAACAGCGGCAGTATGGCTACCGCCAGCCGCAGCAAATGCCCGTGCGCCAAGCGCCTGCGTTCCGTCCGGACACGTCCCGTTTGAACGGGGACTTTATGGACATGATCCGCAAGTATGCGGACAAGAGCATGATGCCTGCGCTGCCGAAGTTTCAGGTCAGTGCCAACCAGCCACAGCAGTTTGCTGATGGGGGTCCAGTAGCAGGGGCCAATCAAATCGGAACCGCTGCACAGTACCAAGATTATTTAACTCAGCTAAACAGACCCGTAGGCGGGTTTACGGTCATGCCTGGAACCGCTGAACCTAGTCCAATCAGTACGACCCCTTTCGTTCCAAATCCTACTGGCACTCTTCCAAAAACGGAAAACGGATACAAGATTCCTGAATACGATCCAAACAAGGATCCCATGGTTGCGCGTGGTTACAATCGCTTGATGGCGGACCCCGCTTCTCTTGGTTTCAAAACCCGTGAATGTGGGCCCAGGGGATGTATGGCCTTCCAGGTCTTGGGCACTGTTTATAATCCGACTACCGGGCAGTATTTTGAAACAGCGGCGGGCAATCCATTTGAGGTAATGCCGGAAGGCTGGCTATACACTTCCGCTCAAGGAACTATACCGCAAGCAGGCCGTCCTGCTCCTACGCCAGACCCATCTTTGCCGGGAACCCCTGCTCCTACGCCAGCGCTTCCTGAATCACGTGCAGGCGGCTTCCGTTTTGCTCCCGCTAAAAGAGAAGATCGCCGCTATCAGTTTGAACGTCCTGCACAACCGCAGCAGTCTCGCCCGCAAGAACGTCCACGGTTCACGCCTCAAGGACCCGGTAACAATGCAGGCTTAGACGAAGCCTTGCGTGGGTACAGAGAACGCTCAAACGCCCCCGCACTTCCACCACAGCAATTCGCCGCCGGTGGTTCGGTCATGGGACAGCGTGGTTATTCGGAAATGGAAGCAAGTCCTAGCCGTGTTGGGTTCAAGAAGTGGACAGTGCCAACTAAGCAAGTTGCTGTAAAAGGCGTCATGTACAACCCAACCACAGGTCAGTATTTTGAAGTGGACTCAAGTACGCCCTACCAGCAGGTTCCTGAAGGTTGGAAATTTACGATGACGCCGGGCAGTATTTCTACTGCGGGTGAGGCGTCAAGGCCAAGTGAGATGGCCAAGCTACCTGAGCAGTACCAGCAGAAGGCGATGACCTCCATTGCAGAGAATCAGCAGATGATGCTCGACTTCCTGAAAAAGAACCGCATGGGAGTCTGACATGCCATTGCCAGAGTGGTATACCTCGCCGTTCCGCTATAAGCAGGCGGATCTTGATCAGATGGATCTGTACAACAAGCAGATCGAAGACTACAAGACCGCAGCCGAGGCGTATAACGCCGCGTTGGACAAGTACAAAGCGGACGTTGAGTTGTACAACGAACGTGTGAACGCATGGAACAAGGGCCCTCGCACGAGTGACTTTGGCTATAAGCCGCCTGCTGAGTTCACGATGGCGCAGCCCAAGGCACTTGATTTTACGCAAGAAGATCTTGACGCATTTCAGCAAGAGGCCCAGGCCCGTGCGACGCGAGCCCAGCAAGCGCGCAACACGGCCTATACTGCGGCGATCAACCCCTCACAATACAATCTCGCGGGCTTTAGCTTCGCGGACGGTGGGGATGTATCCGCAGATCGTGCTGCATTTATCAAACAGTGGTACGACGAGAAGTACGGAGACAGCCCTTCACGCTATGTCGTCAATGACAGGGGCTACATGACCGATCCGCGGTACAAGGCACTGATGACCGCGGCACAGGACAAAGACACACCGCCTACAACGACAACTCCAACTGTAATAGACAAGTCAGCTACAAGCGTAGCCCCAACGGTATCCTTTACTACACAGCCCGTTTCACCTGCTTCTGGAAACATGGTTACTTTAATGGGGCCAAACACTCCGTTAGTTAAAGCTGAAGCGGCTCCGGGGGTTTATATGAGCGCCAGCAATGTCGGCATACCCCTTGCGCCCGGAGAAACACAAACAATTAGCCGAGAGGACGCAGAAGAGAGGGCAACTTTACTTGGAACAGGCGAACCTAGTAAATCTAAACAAGCCGGTCCTTATCGTGATGCCGGGTTTTATACACCCCCTACGACAAGCACGGGGACGAGACTGCCTATTTCGGGGCTGTTCACAAGATCACTTTCTGCTCCTTCAACATCTTTCGTACCCGTTTTTCCAGAAAATAGCTCACTTCTTTCGTTGCTGGAAGGGTACAAAAAAGATCGCTTCGCCAACGGCGGCCCTGTCGACGCGCGGCCCGCGTACCAGCGTTTGCTCGCCGCGATCCAAGGTCCACGGAACTTGGCGGATGGTGGTGAAGTCGAGCGCGATCCATTGGCGGTCAGTGAAGAAGGGATCACGGTCCAAGGACCACAAGCACAGGCTGATTACTCGCAGCTGTTGTACGATGTCACCGCCGACCTGACACCGGGGCTTGGTGAAGCGCGTTCCGCGCAGCGTTCTGGTGAAGCGTTCGACAAAGCCAAGCAAGCTTTTGCTGCGGGAGATTACCTGTCTGCACTCGGCTTTGGTAGCTCGTCTGCTGCTGAAGCATTGGGAGCGCTGCCCATCATCGGCATGGCAGCGCGCATGCCTGCGGGCCTCGCGCGCATGAGTCCAAAAGTTGTTGATCTGTTTGAAGGTATTACTGCTCAAAAGGCCGCTATTCGAGATCAAATTGCAGGACTAGGTGATCCAAAAAACGTCAGAGGCGAGGCCAAGAAGCAACTGCAGGCATTGCAGCAGCAGGAGCAGGATTTGGCAATGCGTTCCGTGTATGCACGAGGCAAGGCAGAAGAAGGTGTTCCTGAAGAAGAGATCGTAAAGATCCTTGAAGAAGGCGCACCGGGCTGGGACTTCGGGACTAAAGCGTCACGGACCACGGGTCAGGTCAATCTCCAAGACGTATTCGCCACGGATCACGGGCCGGATGCACAGTGGTTAAAAAGCAAGCAGGAAACCGTAAAGGCAAAAGGCCGGGATAAATACGGTGTCCCTAATATGAGCAGCATTACAGGATACTTTCGCGGACAAAAGCAGCCCGTAGTTTCTGTGGAGGAGCTGGCCAAGCTAAAGGGCGCGCGTGGCGAACAAGCCAATCCGCGTAAGAAAGATCTGGAATGGATCAAGAAAGACATGCAAGAAAATGGTCTTGCCAATATGGGCGCGCCATTTATCACAGTCGGATATGACGGTGTTCCATGGGTTAGTGAAGGCAACCACCGCATCATGGCAGCTAAAGAGCTGGGCATAGAAACACTGCCCGTTGAAATCCGTTATTTTGACGGCGGAGAAATGGCTGCAAAAGGTGCCTTTGCTCCGGAAGAATTGGCTAAGACGTTACAAGAACCTGTAAAGCTTAACTTTGCCAACGGCGGCGAAGTAACCAACTTCATCCGCAAGCGCGCCGAAGGCAGCCCTGAACAGGGCGAAGAAATGGACCCTGAATCAGTCGGTGAAGCACGCGACATGCCGACTATGCCACCTGCGGTCAAGATGTTCTTGGGTGATGTGTTGTTTGGCTGGGGCGAGAACCGTGGTGTGTCAGAAGAGGACATTTCACAGGAGCAGCGTGACTGGTTTATCCAGCGTGCCTTGGAAGCGAAGGCACAGAAGGAAGCGGAAACGGGTGAGCCGGTAACCGATTTGTACATGTCCAAGTGGGACACCCCGACTTCCCCTGAGCAGATCGGCGGGTTCTTTAGCAAGGATCCTGGATACAGCGGCTTCTTTTCCCCTGCCTATCAGCTCCGCAATTACTTAGGAGACACTAACGTGCGCTTCTTGCCGGATGGCAGCATCGTCACGCGTAACGAGACGTATGACTTCAGTCCTGAATACGACAAGAAGAGTCTGACGGAATGGATCAAGGACCAAGGTCTTATAGGTGCTGCTGGGAAGATCGGTGCAAAATACGGTACGCGCGAAGACAGTGGTAAAGCGGTTAAACGTGATATAAAGTGGCGCTAAATCCCGCCCAACGAGAAAGCCATGCCAGTAGATAAAGCAGTCAACCAAGCCCCGGCCCTTGAGCTGATCGTCAATGACATCGAGGAACCGGAAGTCGAAATCATCCTTGAGGAGGATGGCGGTGCTACTGTCGAAATCGGCGAAGATGATTCTGCTGACGTAGATTTCTACGCCAACTTGGCAGAGGTCGTCGATCCGGACGCCTTGGGCCGTGTCAGTATGGACTTGATGGATTTATTCCAGTCCGACAAGTCATCGCGCGAGGAATGGGAAAGCCAGTACACCAAAGGTCTTGAGCTTCTTGGCTTGAAGATGGAAGAGCGCACGCAGCCATTCCGTGGCGCGTCAGGCGCGGTCCATCCGATGTTGACCGAGGCGGTTGTTCAGTTCCAGTCGCAGGCGTTTAAGGAACTGATGCCCGCAGGCGGCCCTGTTCGTACGCAAGTCGTGGGCCGTGAGACATTGGACAAGGCGCAACAAGCCGCCCGTGTTCAGGAGTTCATGAATTATCAGATCACTACCGTGATGAAAGAGTTCACTCCTGAGATGGATCAGGCGTTGTTCTATCTTGGTTACGGTGGTTCGGTGTTCAAGAAGACCTATCACGACTCCACGCTGGGTCGGATGGTGTCCAAACTGGTCTTGGCGGACGATTTGTACATCCCGTACACCGGTTCAAGCGTCATGAGCCAGTGTCCACGCATTACGCATCGCATTGCGATGTACGAAAACGACTTCAAAAAGCGTGTTTGGGCCGGTGAGTACTTGGATTACTACATCCCAGACGCCGAAGACGCGCTTCGTGTCAGCGATATTCAGGATGGAATCGACCGAATTGTTGGTTTAGAGCCGACTTCCAACACCGACGAGGTGTTTTTGCTTGAATTCCACGTCGATTTGGACTTGGAAGGCTTTGAAGATCGCGATGGAGACGGTAATTACACCGGAATCAAGCGTCCGTACGTCGTAACGGTCGAAGAAAGCACCGGTCAGGTGGTTGGAATCCGCCGGAATTGGCGTGAAGACGACGATCTGAAGGCCAGAATTGAGTATTTTGTCCATTATGTGCTGGTCGAAGGCCTTGGCGCGTATGGTTTGGGCTTTGTTCATTTGATTGGCGGCCTTTCTAAGGCTGCAACGAGCTCATTACGCCAGTTGATCGACGCCGGAACGCTCGCGAACCTGCCTGCAGGCTTCAAAACCAAGGGCGCACGCATTTCTGACTCGGATGATCCGCATCAACCGGGCGAATGGCGCGATATTGACGTCGGTGGTGCCGATCTGAAGGCATCTTTGCTGCCGTTGCCGTACAAAGAGCCGTCACAGACGCTATTTGCACTGTTGGGCTTTACGGTCGACGCCGGTCGCCGCTTGGCGAGCATTGCAGACATGCAAGTGGGCGATGGCAACCAAGGCGCGGCGGTTGGAACGACGATTGCGCTGTTGGAACGCGGCTCAATGGTCATGTCGGCCATTCACAAGCCGTACGATGTTCCTGGCGCATCGCGCAAGATCAAGAAGCAGGATTTCGACAACATGGTCGCCGTGCTGCCGGTTGCCGACCCGAACATCTTCTCCACTGCGCAGCGTATTACCCTTGCACAGACCCAGTTGCAGCTCGCGCAGTCCGCGCCGCAGATGCACAACCTGTATGAGGCGTATTACCGTGTTTATGCGTCGTTGAACGTACGGGACATTGACGGAATCTTGCGTCCACAAAATACGCAGATGCCAAAAGATCCTGCACAGGAAAATGCGGATGTATTGGACATGATGGAGCTGAAGGCCTTTGCTGGTCAGCAGCATGATGCGCACATTGCATCGCACTTGATCATGGGCCTGTCTCCGATGCTGCAACAAATCCCCCAAGCGGCGATGACACTGCAAAAACACATCTTGGCGCACGTTCGTTTGAAAGCCGAAGAAGATGTGGAAGCCGAATTGTTCCAATCCTACGGCTCTGATCCAGATCGCATGATTTCTGCGCTGCAGAAGGAAGGCATGGTGGCCATGAAGGTCGCGCAGTACATGCAGGAAGTGCGTGATTTGCAGAACCAGTTGACCGGTGGCGGTGCTGAAGCCGATCCGGTGGTCGCGTTGAAAGAGAAAGAGCTTGAGCTGCGTGCGCAGGAAGATCAGATGGACAACCAGATTGACCAGCAGAAGCTGGCGTTGGATCAGCAAAAGATTCAAGCCAACATGCAGGCGAATCAGGCCCGTATCGACAGCCAGTTAGCGATCGCGCAAGAGCGTGCCAATGTCGCACGCGAACGTGCCGGTTTGATGGAACAACAAGACGTACGGAGGCTCGCAGTCAATGCCGCTAAAGAAAGGCAGCAGTAAGAAAGTTATCAGCGAAAACATCAAGACTGAGATGAAGGCTGGAAAAAAACAGGCGCAAGCAGTTGCGATAGCCTTGTCAAAAGCAGGCAAATCGCGTAAAAAGAAACCTAAGAAGTAAGTAGTTACTTCGCAAGCCTTCTAGCGGGGCTGTAAACCGCTTGCTTTACATGGACTGTGACCATGCTAGAAACGACAGAACGGATGTTAAAGGCTATTCGACAGCTGCAAGTTGACACGGAGCAGATGGTGCTTGGCGGGTCGATTGCGGACATGGAACGGTATCGTTTCCTGATGGGCCGTCTTGAGGGTATCAAGATGGTGGAACAGTCCATTAAAGACATTCTGAAGAAGGGTGTTGAGGACGAAGATTTCTAACCATAGGAGCAATGATGGAAGCC